CGTTGATGGACAACAATGTTCCGTCGCAGCTTGATGAAGAAGATTTAAAAGCAGAACTTGAAATCGAAATACCTGACTCCCAAACCCCGCTTGTGACTGTTGGGGATCTTGACGGGGAGCCAGCGATAGAAATAATCATGGAAGATGACGGCGGTGTCACTGTTGATTTTGACCCGACCGATGATCGTGGCATGAGCGACGACTTTTATGCCAATCTGGCGGAGGAAATGCCGGACCGTGAGCTAGGTGCCATTGCCAGCAGTCTGTTAGAGCAGTTTGATTCCAACAAAGCCGGTCGTCAGGACTGGGAAGATGCGTATGCTAAGGGTCTTGAACTGCTTGGTTTCAACTATGAGGAGCGCGAACAGCCGTTTAGAGGCTCGTCAGGCGTGACTCATCCGCTATTGGCCGAGGCTGCGACGCAGTTTCAGGCACAGGCTTTCAATGAATTACTTCCGCCCCGTGGACCGGTCAAGACAATGGTCATGGGTGCTGAGACTATCGAGAAAAAAGATCAGGCACGGCGTGTTCAGCAGTTTATGAACTACTATATTACGTCGGTCATGGAAGATTACACGCCCGATATGGACCAGATGTTGTTTTATTTGCCATTGGCGGGCAGCACTTTCAAGAAAATTTACTACGATGAGGCCCTTGGTCGGTGTATTAGTAAGTTTGTACCGGCAGAAAACCTTGTTGTTCCGTATGAAACCTCCGATTTGGACACTTGCGAGAACATTACGCAGGTTGTTCGCATGTCGTTGAACGATTTGAAGAAGAAACAGCTTGCCGGACAGTACCGAGACATCGAGGTTTTGCCCGCACAGGGTGCAATTGACGAGGTTCGCAAGGAAATCAACTACGTTGACGGCGTTGAACCCAGTAATTATGACTATGATTGCACTCTTTTGGAGGTTCATGCCAATCTGGACCTCGATGGTTACGAAGATATGGGGGAAGATGGTGAACCAACGGGTATCAAGATCCCTTATATCGTCACAATATCCGAGGATAACGGTCAGGTATTGTCGATTCGTCGAAATTACAGGGAAGATGACGAATTAAAGAAAAAAATACAGTATTTTGTGCATTATAAGTTTCTTCCAGGCTTTGGATTCGATGGTTTGGGCCTGATTCACACGATTGGCGGTCTTTCGCGGACCGCGACGGCTGCTTTACGGCAATTAATTGATGCAGGGACGCTCAGTAATCTTCCAGCGGGCTTCAAGGCCCGTGGCCTACGGATCAGGGACGATGATGACCCTCTACAGCCTGGTGAATTTAGGGATGTAGATGCACCTGGGGGTGCAATTAGGGACAGTTTAATGCCGTTGCCGTTCAAGGGACCCGATCCCACCCTGTTTCAGTTATTAGGGTTTGTTGTTCAGGCTGGTCAACGGTTTGCGACCATTACTGACATGAAAATTGGCGATGGTAATCAACAGGCGGCTGTTGGCACGACGATGGCGATGATTGAGCAAGGATCGCGGGTCATGAGTGCTGTACATAAACGCTTGCATTATGCCATGCGAATCGAATTCAAGATTTTAGCGCGTGTGATGGGAGAGAGTTTGCCGCAGGAGTATCCGTATGCGGTTGCTGGTGCCGACCAGACGATTATGTCGGAAGATTTTGACGACCGTATTGATGTGATACCGGTTAGTAACCCGAATGTCTTTAGTCAGGCACAGCGTATTGCTTTGGCACAGAGTAAGTTACAGCTTGCGTCGGCTGCGCCGGAACTGCACAACATGCACGAGATTTATCGTGATATGTATGAAGCGTTGGGCGTAACTGATGCAGACCGGATTATGAAGGCTATTCCTGATCCACGGCCCACGGACCCTGCTCAAGAGAACATTAACGCCTTGAACATGTTAGAGTTGAAAGCCTTTGAGGGTCAGGATCATCAGGCTCATATTATGGCGCATCTGATTTTTGGTGGTACGCCGATGGTTGCTGCCTTACCCGCAGTTGCCATACAATTGCAGAAACATGTGATGGAGCATGTCAAGTTAGCTTCGCGTGAGCGGGCGGCGGTTGCGTATATGCAGAAGGTGACTCAGCGTCAGGGTGAGCCGATGTCTCCGGAGGAAATGCTGGAGGTTGAGGCGTTGACCGCGCAGTTTGTTGCAGAGGGTATGCAACAGGTTAAAGAGTTGTCTCAGCAGTTGTCAGGTTCTGGTCAGGAAGGACCCGATCCGTTGGTTGCGTTGAAGCAGCAAGAGCTTGAGTTACGGGCGCAGCGGGATCAGGCAGATGCTCAGATTGACCAGAGCAAGGTACAACTTGATGCCGAGACCATAGCGATGCGGGATCGACAGTTTGGTGAGCGGATTGCGGCGCAAGAGCGTCAGACTGCGGCGCGGATAGATGCGGCGCGTGAACGTGAAATATTGAAACAACAGGGGCGGTAACATGGCTAGAACAGTAAAGATCGTAACGAACACACCCACTAACCCACCGGCAGCGGTTCCGTATGCTGATATTGAGGGTCAGGGCCGGATTCCTTATGGCACGGCAAAAGAAGTTGCTGTTCCTACGACGATGAAGAAAATGACGGCAAGAGGTATGGGCGCGGCTGTGAAAGGCGGCGGATACATGGGTTATTCATAGGGGCTGAGATATGGCTGATGTTCCATCTATTTTTGGTCCCGTAGAGGATCCAAGTAGTCAAGGCGTTGGTGGTTTGCTGTTTGACCCGCAGAACTATGAGGGTGGTGCTAGTGGTGTCATGACTATTCCAAACCCTCTGGGGGCAGGGACCATAACTATTCCGAGATATGGAAGAAAAGGGACAAATTTTTATCGAAACCAACAAGACGCTAACGCTACGGTAGAGGCTGATCCGGAACCAACGCCTACATTGTTTTCTAACCTTTTCAATTTTGATTTTGCTGATTTGCTTGAAAGGCATCCAGACGGAGTAATAAACGCCGGTGGAGGAAAAACGGTTTTGATTTCCAATTTACCAGGATATGACGCATATATAGCGAGTCTTGGTGCTGAGGCAGAGCCGGAGCCGGAGCCGGAACCAGAGCCGGAGCCGGAACCAGAACCAGAACCAGAGCAGGGTGGTATTGCTGCTAATCCGGAAGAGGGGATGAATCAACAGTTCCAGCCGGTGGGTCCATTGCCAGCGGAACAGTTGTATCCCTCCGTAATTCAACCCGTTCAACGTGATCCTGTATTTCCATCTTACGACACGGTCACTTCGGTTGAAAACCCGTTTGCGCCAAAACCAGCGGCATATGATCCCAATATGGCTTTTCAGGCCGGTGATGTAACAGATCGGTTTGGGGTTATGTATCAGGCTCAACAAGACGTATTACCAAACACAGCAGGTCTGGGCAACAAAGCTTTTTTCCAACCGATTCCTTATGCGCCAAGTCCTCCGATTAATCAGGTGGCGGCTCCGCCTGTGAATCCGTTTCAACAGGGCATAGGTTCTTTTGTTCAGTCATGAGCAAGAAAAAAGACCCAAGGTTGGCTCGTGCAGGTGTGACCGGATATAACAAACCGAAGCGCACTCCGAAGCATCCGACCAAAAGTCATGTGGTGGTTGCAAAAGTTGGAGACAAAGTAAAGACAATTAGGTTTGGTCAGCAAGGTGTGCGGGGCGCGGGTAAAAACCCGAAGAGCAAAAAAGACAAAGCGCGACGAAAGTCGTATTATGCAAGGCATAATGCACAGGATCCAAATCCTTCAAAGCTGTCTGCAAGGTATTGGTCTCACAAGGTTAAATGGTAGGAGGAATTATGGAAATCAAATTATCTAGTCTCATGAATCTTGCTCCTGCTTTGTTAGTCGGCGCAGGTTTGATCGCAAGCTATACCACGCTTGAAGCACAGTCACAGGAAAACGCAGAAGACATTAATGACCTAAGTGAGCAAGTCGATGAAATTGAAGATGAGGTGAATCAACTTCAAAATCAGATGACGCGAAGTGAAATTATTCAACAGAACACCGCAGAAGATTTGAGCGATGTTAAAGCAGATACAAAGGTTATACTCAACCTTCTTCAACAAAACCAAAGACGGTCTACCACGGAATAGTATGCCTACCGTTAAGGAAGCCATTCAGAAAATCGAGGTTCACGAAAAAGAATGTGCGCTTCGATATTCTTCCATAGAACAACGCTTGGAGTCAGGTTCAAAAAGATTTGACAAATTAGAGCTAATGTTATGGAGCATGTATCCGTTTATTATAACAGTGACGGCAGCTTTCAAATGGATAGGGTAATTAATGGAAATCATCGTATTTGCGTTGATGGTGCAACTTGCGCCAGAACAAGACGAGAGGATCGCAAGCTACTGGGTTAATCAAAAACAGTGTGTTCATGTAGCCCGTGTTTTGTCGAGCCGTGAAGAGAATTACAAAAGTGTGTTAGCGTACTGCAAACCCGCTTTTGTTGATCCGATGAAAAACGAGATTCAGGGTTATGCCAAAAAAACTTCAAAAAACTAGCAAATATGCTAAATATGATCTCGATGGGGACGGCGAAGTTACTGATGAAGAGTTGAGTCGTCATCAGGAAATGGTCGAGCTTGAACTACGCGAAGAAAAAGCAGATTCGCAAAAGCAGATGGCTTGGGTTGCCATGATTAGTATGGTGGCTTTTTCCGCATTTTTAATGCTTCCAATGATGCCAGACAGCAGAGTAGAGGCCCTTTCTGATTTACTTGGTTTGTTTTACATAGCACAAGCCAGTATAGTCGCAGCGTATTTTGGTGCAACAGCCTTTATGAGTCGGAGATAAAAGAGTGTGCTTGAAGAAATCCAAGCAGCAAATAGAGCCATTGATATCATGTTACAATCGGTTAAACATGGAAAAGACCTTTCTTATTGTGCAGATTCGTGTGCGAATTATTTTAATAACAAGTCGATTTTGGCTCGACGATCAAATAAAAAAGGTCGCGGCTCTGCGCTCCAAAATTTTATGGAGTTGGAGAAATTAAGAGAAAAAGAAGCAGAATTAAGAACAACAATGAAATTAGCGGGTCGGCCTGGATTATGGGAAGACTTTTTAGCTTTTCAAAAAGAAGCAAAACGAGAAAGGGCGTATCAGGAAAAAAAACGAAGACAAGCTGAGTCAGCAAGTATGGCCTTGGTTATGAAATGGTTTAAGTACATGATGGCGGCGATTGCATCACTTTTTTCTATGCTGATGGCGGTCATGGAGTTTTTGAACGCAAGTAAAGGAGGTTAAGATGTTACAAGCATTAATTGGGCCAGTGGCAGGGCTACTTGACAAATTTATTGAGGACAAAGACACCAAAAACGCTTTAGCTCATGAAATTAGTACGATGGCAGAGCGTCATGCTCAAGAGCTTGCAAAGGGTCAGTTAGAGGTCAATAAAGTAGAAGCAGCTTCAAAGTCCATGTTTGTCGCGGGCTGGAGACCGGCTGTCGGCTGGGTCTGCGTATTAGGCATGGCCTCAAACTACATTTTAATTCCATTTGCAAATTTTGGTTTAGCTTTAGCTGCGTCTGACATTGTAGT